CTAAAAACTAGTATTAAGACTATCACTAACTTAAGTGATACCAACTGTCTGGAGATTCAGGGGGCCAGTCTACATGGTACTTACGTTTATCTGAGGCTTCATACTCGGTATGAACAGCACCATACTTTGAGGTTGGTGTACTTGAGATAAAGATACGAGCGTCTTCACCAAACGTTGTTGCACGCTGAGATGCAATGACAATGGGGTTCCCTTCATCCGTATCTGTGTCTACTGCGTCAACTTCATCAAGCAGCATCAACGGCAGCGTCTTACCGCGCAGATGGCTTGGTGAGTTCAATGACATGAAATACCAGAATCCACCATTCCGTAGCTGAATCTGAGAACCGTTGTTAACAGCGTTCCGGTCATTCTTATCAGTCACGATTCTTTGCATCTCTGGTGATGCATCAATCATCGGTCTGATCTTTCCAGACAACCATTGAGCAGTTTCACGTGATGTTGATTGAGCTACACCTGCGTTTCCTGGGTCTACTGAAGACTTATAGAACAGAACACCGTTTAAAATGGTTGTTTTTCCGATCTGTGCGGAAGTTTCGAGAATAATTTTTGTCTTACGTTCTTTTATTACGTCAATCATTCCCTTTTGAAATTCAAATAATTTCATTGGCTGTCCAGCATATGGACCGTCAGGGAATACTAGATTTGATTCAACCCATTCAGAAGGTGTGTAATCAGGTGGTGGCATCAAGAACTGCATCGATTGTTTAATTATTCTTTTGAGTTTCTCTTTGTTTGTCATAATAGATTCCAAGCTGGCTCTCAATTCGAGCCAACCGTTTATCGATGGATTTAAATGTCTTTCTATTTCGGTACGTAATGAACGTAACAAAAGCAAAAATACAAAGAGCTATCAGAACAAGTTCCATTTAGACCTCGTGGTATATTCCTACCAATTGAGTACGCTTTTCTCTAAGCCAGTCTTGGCATTCTTTAATGCTTGAATAATCCGCTTTATAACCTTTCCCTTCAAAAGAGAAACGAGCTTGATAACCAGTAGATGTTTTATGGATGTTGCTAGGTAATCCATCTGCTTTTTGATGTTCACGACGAATACAATTCCAGTACTGATGGATTAAACGTAAATTCTCAGGAGTGTTATTAGTGCGGTCACGATCAATATGATCTACCTGATAATTTCCTTCTGGAATTTCTTTATTGTTAGCAAGCATCCAGACAATACGATGGGTATAAACGAACCAGTTACCACCAGGAATACGGACTTGGCAATAACCTGATGGGAGAACAGTACCAGCTGGACGGTTGTTCTTTTTCCAAACGATACCGGTTTTTGATTCAGCAGAAATGACAAATAAAGATTGGGCTAAAGATAAAGCAATATGGTTAGTGTTTTTCATTTTGATTTCCTGTAAGTAGTGTACAAAGATATTTATTACGGGAAATCAAGGGCTAAAAAGCATTCACCACACTGAATCATGGGGCTCCTCTGTGACGCCCAGCGGGCGCATACGAGAAGGATAATGAAACATACGGACCGGAGTTTTAAACGTCGTAGAGGGACACTGGCGAATCCAGAGCGTCTATGTTGATGCACTAACAAGATTGTCGGCGAAGCCGAGAACAGATTGATACAGGCAAGTAAATGCTTTAAAAAAGTTGCTGTATAATGGTTCTACAAGGTTTCTGAAAACAATCAATACTGGTTGGAAATAATAGAAACTAGATAGAACTAGATTGTATTAAAAGAGAAGTGAAACTCCGAGCTTGCTCGGATAATTGATACTGGCTAGATTCAATCTTGTAACCAGTTTGTAGAAAACAAGAATGTGAGACGCGTAGCGTCGAACGCAGCTTGCTGCTTGGTCGTTACTGGCTTTGTCCTGAAAGGTTAATAGAATTCTTAGAGAGTAATAGTTATGGCCTGCGGCCAGTGGGCTACGCCCACGATCTTTGTGGAGTAGTCTACTGGGTGTCTACTAACTGTTTGAACAATCTTGATTGTGAATTACAGGTAGTGACCAAACTGTTATTCTATAAGTTAAAGGAGTTTTTCACTTTCATTTTTTCCAACGCTGCACACTGTAAGTGATTGTCCTGTAACACTTTATTTGTTGTCGTGTTGCTCTAAGTGTTTTTCCCAAAATAGCAACGTTGCACATTTTTAACAGCAACGTTGCACACTTCACTTAAGTTATTGTTTTTATTTCGGATAGTAACCTTTCACCAACGTTGCACAATCTCTATATTATTGATATCTGTACATTTATGATTTTGTGCAACGTTGCAACATAGTTACTTGAAAACATAGTAACGTTGCACAGACGTTGCACAAGATTGCTATCCAGAAAACAGTATTAAATAGACATGTAAGGAGTGATTGGCGTTACTCCGAATGATAATCGAATTCCTTTTTCATGTGTAACTCAAGGGTTATTAACGGATAGCCCTTTATGATACGCATGTGTCATTTCGCCCTTCGTGGTAGTTCTCCTGTTGGTGGTTACTCATAAGACCGGACTTCGGTCCGGCAGAGTTTAAGGAACAAAAATGAAATTAATAAGTTTTAAATGTTCAGAGGTTCAAGATACTCTGAACGTGATTAAGGTCTGTGTTATTCCGGTTTTAAAGTTTTCACTGGGATTATCGAACTTGAAGATACCGATCTTGATGTAGCGGCAATCACATTCGCTGAACAAGTAGCGGAACAGAACGGTCTTGAATGGTATGATTTTGAAATCCAAGAGATGTATAAGAATTCATTCTAGTTGAATATAGATTCAGATAGATTCGATGTAATTTCTTTGAGTTTGAATAAAAATTCGTGGAAATGAATAATCCGCAAATTTAAGGATGGGGTATACCCCTTTTGGGCTGAATATTTGGTGTTAATTATTCAAACGCAATCTTTAGAACAAATTGACTTATTCAGTTCTATTCAGTTGGGACACTCTTTATCATTGAAAAATCCGCCCAGATTAGTGTAATAAATATTATTGAAGTTCAGGACAACGAATCGTTCCTATTGTGTTTTTAACCTATTGAGTTCTTCGGAGCTCAATGTGATAAGAATACCTCTGTTTAAATATTGAACAATTACGTTCTAATTTGCTTTAAGAAAAGTATGTTATAATTAATTTAGGTAGAGTAATTGAGGTCGAAAGACCTCTTTCTTTAAAAATCAAATGATAAATTTTTATCAACGTAAAGGCCAAGAAAATGAACTCGAAGAAAAATATAGATACTTCCGGAATTCTGTACTATGCAGAAACTTTTTTCTCTCTTCCAGTATCCGAACAAGATGCTTGGATTAAAAAATCGGTTGGTGTTTCAGCCGTAACATTCCGCCGCTGGTGTAAAGCTGCTGGAATCAAACGTTCTTCTACCGCAATCAAGGAATAAAAGATGCGCATCAGATTATCATTCTGGATTAAATCCAAAAACGCCAAACTCGAAGTAAATGATACAAGTTTTTATTTCCGTGATGGTACTCCATCAAAAATGGAAAACTCTTACGCAGCACTGATTAACAGCTTTGAACGTTCCGAACGTACTTCAAAATCTTTCGCTGCAAAATTCGAAAACCAAGGTAAAGGTCTGTACTTATTTGCTGGTATCAAAACCAAACAGACCAAAAACTATGTATTGTTCATCAATGAAGATTCAAGCAATGCCGTTATCCAAGTTCGTACTAAAAACGGCATCGAAAGATTCAATATTAATCTTTCTGTTGGAGGTTCTGCGGATAATAAAGTTCTTCATGGTATTATCTTCACAGACGAAGCTGAACCAGTTGAAATTGAACTTGAAGCTGTAGCTCCGGTTGTTTCTACTCTGAAAGAACGTGACCAAGATATTCTTGCGTTAATGAACAAACTCGCAGAAGCAAAAGCCTTAATCGAACAACAATCAAAACAAATTGATGAACTGTTAATCGTTAATGAATCACTGAAGAAAGATAACAAACGTCTTCGTAAAGAAAAATCAGACCGTATCTCTATTGCAGAAACTTTTGGTGAAGAACGTGCTGAATCAGTAGAAAAAATTGAAAATGAACTGGACTTAATGGTTGGTATTACTGAAGAAGATAAACTAGCTAAAACTGAACAAGAGATTAAAACTCGCGTATCAATCAATACTGAAACTGTTGAAAAAGAAATTCCTAAAATCGCTCGATCAAAACTGACTGAACTGTACATTAACAATACTGATAAACACAATGCGGCATGGGAACTTATTGATGCTGGTAAACTTGAAATAAACGAGGAAGAATAATCCGCCTGATTTCCTGTAATAAATATTTTCATATTACAGGAGAAACAAAATGAGCTACAACGAAGTAATCGAACAACTTTATAAGAACTACCTCGCTGGTAAAATTAATCATCAAGATTACGAACGTAAACTCGAAGTTCTATATCAAGTAGAACAGACAATGCAATCAATGTTTAAATCAATATAACCTGATAATCTGGAATAACATGAAACTTAAATCAATCAACAAACGTGGTGATTCCTATCACTTCCAGTTTGAAAACTCTGTTTGGTCTTTAATGATTAGTTCTGACGATATTCAATCAATGATTCATGAACACGTAATGAAACTGGAAAAACAAATTCATGAAGCTCAGCTTATCGAAGCTTCAAAGAATGCATCTGAAACAAAAGGTTGGAAATTACTTGCAATTGGTGAACTGAATGCCAACGTATAGTTATCATTGCCCTAATCATGGAGAGTTCGAAGCTCTCCGTAAAATAAGTGAACGTGATTCCGCTGAGTGCAAACAATGTGGTTCTATTTCATATAAGTTAGTTGATGCCCCAGGCGGTATCACTGATGGTTATTACAACCAGAATATGTCTGTTCGTCCGAATCGACAAAAACAAGTATTCCGTTCCGCAACACGTTAAGGGCTTCGGCCCTTTGGAGAACTAAATGAAATTAATCTATGACGCCTTGTTTTATGTTGTTCTAACAATGATATTCGGTATCTTTATCGGATTTGGTGCCGCTCTTATAGTTACGCTTGTTTGGCTCGGTCTTTTATCGTTCGGTCAATTAGTATATGACGCTTATAAAGAAATTAATAATAAAGAGGGAACAGTATGAAAGTTGAATTCACCGAACGTGAAAAACAATGGCTTGGTTCTGCTGAAGAAGAACAGTTCTTTGAAGAAATGATGGAACTTGCTGATACAATTGGATATGCGAAGAAGATTGTACGTCAGGGAGAAAAACACAAACCTGAGTATTGGGAAGCTATGTCTACGTTGTGTAAACGTAAAGCACAGTTGTTGAGGACCAACAGATGAGTTTTATTAGTATTCCTGAAAAGATGGAAGACCAACAATTAATCGAGCTGATTGAACAGTTGGGTCTTCCATTAAAGTATGAACAGCAAACATACTTCTATAAAGACGAAGTCTATGTTGTTCAGTTTGAATCATTAAAAGCCGAGATAAAGTTCTGGCATGTTATTAATCATCAACTTCAACAGTATCATTAGATTCTATATCCTCTGGAGAGTCTTCAATTGGTGGCTCTTCGAATATTGGTTCGAGTTGTTCTAATGTGCCGTCAATGAGATAACGAAGGTATTCTTTTAAGTTCTCTTTTGAATCCGCATGTTCGAGAATATCTATTGCATATTTAGTTGGAATCAATCTGATTGAATCTTTTAGATCAGCCAAGAATCGATTAAGTTCCGATTGGACGTAATCGATAGGGATCAATTCACCTGAACGTTCTTTAACTGCCATTGCAGCTAGATCGGCTTTCGCTTCTTGTTCACGTAACTTGGCAATATCTAGCGCCTCGCGTGTACTGATTTCACGTAATGGATTAATTTTATTTTTCAGAACCCACTGAGTAGCTTCAAGTTCTGGAGACTTATTTTTTGTCTCGTCATGCGGGAGTCCTTCATGAACCCATTTTTTAACTGCGTTGTAACTATATCCGTATCGATTAGCGATCTCGGTTAATGAAATATATTTAGCCATAAAGCCTCCTGTAGTTTCTTATATTTAATACTTTCCAGAGAATATTTTTATTCAAGTTTTCTGTAATAGTTTTAGATAAAAAATATTAATAAAATCAATAACATGCCTTTTTATAAGTTATTAATTTTTATAGCATTTTCTGAACTGAACCATTTTTAAAATGATACACAGTAACAAAAGGTTGGTGGTCCGAAACATCCCGGCGTTTGAACTTCCCCAAAATAATTCCCATTTTTCCAGGAAATATCAGTGGATGGTCTGGGTATCTGCTTTTCACTTTCATCGACGACGATGAACAAACGAACATTCGTACACGCACATTGTTGTACGCTTTACAGAACAAGAGATAGAATCTACCTATCAAAACTAACAAATCAATTGGAGAAACAAAATGAGTACATTCATTCGCTGTCTAATCGCCTCATTCGTTCTGACCATCATTGCCTTTGCTACGGTGTACCTGTTCCCAACTGAGTACGTATGCGTTCAAGCCGTTGAACAACAGAATGGACCAGATCTTACTAATGTCATCACTGTGAAGGACCACGGCCTGTGGTTCAGCTACACAGATAAGATCGGTACATTCAACTCAGGTCTGATGAGTACTGTTAATGACCCTAATATCAAAGGTCGTATGAACCAGACTAAGACCGGAACATTTATCCGTTCTGATAAAGGCGAGACACCAACGTATATGCACGTTGATAACTATTACAAAGTTACTAAGATGATGAAGCAATGCGATAAGAAATAATTGATTGCTAATAACCAATTAAAAAGGGACCTCTATTATGGGGTCCCTTTTTTGTATTAACGGAATGTATTAATCTAACGTTGCCAAAGCATCTGTTATTAATTCCGTTTACATCCTGCGTCGTTGTCCGTCCTGAACAATCTGCACAAGAGTTTGTTGCTGTTTCTTCAGCGCCGCCATCAGTGTACGTTCATCCATTACTGAACCAGCAATATGGATTGAAGCGTCGATTGGTTGGCCTTGAAGTTCTGTATTGCCGTTGTCGTTCTTCTGAAGATAATCTTTCAGATCTTGGTTCAAACGACGGTCAACAACACGTTCGCCTTTCTGCAATGTGTAATCACCAGTTTCAGCAACGTTATCGATACCAGAGTGGAACTGTCCAAGCGTCATTGATTTCATCGACATTACTTCACCGATTACTTTCGCATACGAAGTAGCAGCCATAGCCATACCCAATGGACCGGGATAAAGTGCCATAGACTTAGTAGCGGCCTCATGAGCGTTAATAACACCGTTAGCAATTGAGATACCCTTGGAGATAGCGAACGCGGCCTGTGCTACTTTGTTTTGTTCGCCTAATAGACCTTGAAGAGTACCAGCGATACCGGAAGCGGCATCATCAGCCATTTGAATCTTCATCATGGTTTCTTGACGAGCGATAGCAGCGGCTTTAACAGCGTACTGTTTGTCTAACCGTTCGATAGCGGCATTAGCTTGTTCATGGCTCAAAATGCGAGAGTCTTCATAGTTCTGAATAACCAGACGCATATCTTCAGTATGGGTGTTCAACTGTTCAAGCTGGAGCTGCATGTTCTCTTGAGCTGTTAACCAACCATCTTGTGCGAACAACTCTGCAACGTCATTAGCGTGCTTATCTCTTGAAAGTGAAAGCGCAAGTTCCCAATCAGTTTGAGCTTGCTGAAGTTCTTTCAGTTTGTTCTTGTACTCGTCAGCGCTTAACATTCCAGTATCAAAAGCTTTCTTATAACCTTGCTCTAAATTGGCTGTTTGTGTACGCATATCAGAGATAGCTTGACTGAGTCCGGTCATGTCCATTGATTTAATAGACTTACTGAATTCTTTTGTCTGTAAAGAACTTAGGTCTGATTCTGAATAACCACCTTTAGATAACTTGTTCCGCTGGTCTTCACTGAAAGTACTTCCAAGAATATCGTTATTCAAACCAGTAGCTGCGATACCAACCAACGAATTAACGTATTCTCTACGAATTTTAAGTTGTTCCTCAGCAGCTTTACGAGCTTCTTCAGCAGCACGTTTCTGTTCAGCCTTTAATTTATCAGCTTCCTTTTGACGTTCTTTTTGTTCGTTCTCAATTTGTTCTTTACGTTTTTTCTCGGCTTGTTCTTTTGCTGCCCATTGTTTCTTGAGCTCTGCCATATTAGCTGCGCCTTGTTCTCTCGAACGTCTGGCGAATTCAGCAGCCTTTTTACTTTCGTTTGAATAACCTTCGTCAGATATTCCATCGATCTTACGGAAAAACTGAGCAATAGCGGTATCGCCACCATACCAGAAATCTTTCATTACTTTTACGAAATCGGCTGAAGTCCAATCTCTGTTCCAGTATTCCCAGAGTTCGTTAAGTTCTTTTATTAATGGACCAACGGCTTTAACATTCAGTTCATCAATATTTGTCTGGAGATTTTTGATATTACGGTCGAATTCTTTAATTGCATCAGCGTTTTCACGAGAGATACCAGCCGATTGTTTATTAATGGCATTCAGTGCTTCTTGCTTCGAACTGTACTTTGATAAAGTACTTGTTAGATGCGATGCATCAGATGCCATTGTTTCCATGGCGTTCGTGATTTCTGCCTGTGAACGACCAGCCGCTTTCATCTTATAGAAAACGTCTATAATAGCTTCTATACCACCTTCAGCTTTATAAGCGTAATCTGTTAGTTCACTGAGTTTGATACCCCATTCACCGAGATCATCAGCAACACCACCTTTACCAGCACGTAAAGAGTCACCGAGTTTATCTAACATGTCTTTGTTAATATCACCGAATTTATCAACTTCCATTCCGGTGTCTTTGAATTCTTTCTTCAGTTTCTGAAGCATCTCAATAGATACACCAGTATTTGTCTGAATCTCAGTCAAAGTATTAACAGTCTGCGAGGCTTTAGTGAACGCAGCGAATCCAGCCCCAGCAGCTAAGCCAGCGGCACCGAGTCCACGTAGTGCAGGACTTAATGAATTAATAGCATTCAGACCACCTTGAAGATTGCTTAGTGGTCCTGTCATATTACTGAACAGGCCTTGAGCGGCCTGATCAAGTTTGTTCAGTTCATCCATCGAATTATTAACGGCAGTTGTCAAACCTTTGTTTGTGCCGTTAATCTCGACGTCATATCTAGATCTAGCCATTTTGTTTAGCCTTTAATCGTGCAGCTACTTTTTGAGCCTTAGCCATTAATGCCGGACCCATCATCGCTTCAACTGCTTTTTTGTTCTGTTCAGCTTGTTGTTTCTTAATACGTTCAAGCTCTTCAGGACTTTTGAATACAGTGTCTTTCATCATTAAGAAATCTTCGAGTTTCATTTCTTTACGACCTTTTTCTGAAAGAACAGAACTGTATGCTTTAACTGTATGCGCCAAACGTGCCTGATATAAGTCGTTCATCACAGGACCTTGTGGCTCGATATAAGTGTCAAACAGCCAGAGTTCAAAGAACATTGGAATATCCATGTCTAAGATTTCTTGATGAGTGAACCCCCTGCGCAACATTGTCCTGTATTTGAATTTCTTATAATCGTTTGACTTCAGGGCTTTTCTATCTGATGCGCTGTTTCATCTAAGAAACTAGCTTTTTGGACAGCACTATAGAGTTTAGAACGAACAGTCGTATATAACTGCTGTACTTGTTCTAATGATTCGAATACTTGAGAACCATCTTCGTGCTGCACACAAGCAAGAATCATAAGATCGCCACGGTCTTCTTTATTGTCTGATACTTGGAAAGCAGCAGCGAGTTCACTGACAGACATTGGACGAACATAGAATTTAAAACCGTTGATTTCTACTGGTTCTTTCTTTGGTGCCAGCGCAGCCATCATTTCTTGAAAATCTAATTTCATGGGAGATCCTATTTAAAGAGTTAGTTAATTATATTTATCAACGGATTCCATATGAGTTCATATTACCGTTACGAATGCATTCAGTTACTCGTACAGAGCGTGACTTGACCTGACGCGCCCAACGAGAATCTAAGAATTCATTAGCGGCTTTGTTGTAGTCCTTGGCACGCCATGCTTTAAGGGCGTTCCTGAAACCGAGTAGACGTGGACCACCAAGATTGAACATAAGGTTCACCAGAGCGGCTCTACGAGCTTCGTTCGACGCGGTGTATATATCCATCAGTCCGGTGCGTTCGATTTCCCTAAGTGACTTCTGGACATCCTGATTGAACAACAGAGTTGATTCTTGCTGAGTGATACGACCATGAGTTGAACGACCAAGAATTTTATCAAGATGGGCAACCGCTTTTTCTCTTGAGCTGGACATAACACAGAGGTGCCCAACACCAATTGTTTGATACCCTTCAGTATCAAGATAAAGAGAAAGTTTTTCGCCTTCATCAAATTTAATCATTTGATACAACGTAACCATTTTATTTCCTCGTATTAAATAAAGGTATACGTATATTTAATAAGAGGTTCATATGGCCGTTTTAGATAATAAAGACGTTCTTACAACGGACGTTAAATTAAAGTCCAATGCTCCATATTTCAGTAATAGATCAGCATCTGGTAAGTTTCAAAAAAGATATCTTGGTGTTCAATTCTTTGAGTTGAGTTTTAACGTTCAATTTCAATCAGAACATATCAATCAAATTCAACGTTTTATCGCTTTATATCAACATGGGCGCGTATTTGATTTTCCAATGAGTTACGCTGGCGAATATAAAGGAACAGCACAAGGCATTATCAGCTCAGTCTCTAATAATCTTCCCGGTTCTCGTCAAGTTACTCTTGGCGTGTTCACTGGCACTTTAGAAGCTGGAACACTGGTCCAATTCCAGAATCATGGGAAACTGTATACAGTCCAAGAAGATGTTAAATCAGGTGGAACATTGAAATTATTCCCAGCATTGATGGGGCAAGTTCAAGCTGGTGAACAGATTACTTATCGTAATCCTAAAGGAAAGTTTGTTCTAACAAATGAAAGCTTCGACTTTGATATTAAAAGTCTCAGCCAAATTAATTTTAAAGCCACTGAAAAAATTTAAGGAACAACATGAACTACAACGATTCAATTAAACAAAAGTTCCTTGTATTATGCAAAGACCCAAGCTTCATCGGTGCATACAACGATTTTAACGGAACATCTAAAACAGTTTTGACTATGTCTGAACTGTTCTCTGTAGGTACTTTATTCCATTTCGTAACTATTAATATGTTGAATGGACAAGAGCTTTTAATTACTGATAGTTATCACGATACTGTTTTTAACGGTAAAACATATCTTGCATCAGGTGATTTCACTGATATCAGTACTGTTCAAGAATCAAAAGAAATTAACAATATCAGCTTAAGTGTCAAACTCAGCAATGTTCGTACTGAGTACATAACTTTGATTAGCTCAGGGGCTTTAAACAACGCTGATATTCGTATTGATATAGGTTTCAAAGACCCTAATACTGGACAGATAAGTGAAAGCTTTAATATTGACACAGGGACAATAAGCAAACTCACAGTTAATATTGATTTGTCAGATAACGATAGCGAAAATGAAACAGAGGTAGAGATTGATTCTACTTGGGCTGTTCTTGAGAAATCGGCTCGTAACCACTGTTCTGATGCAATTCACAGAAGTTATCCTGGAAATGAGAACGATACTTTTTATGCAAGAATCGGGAAGTGGAATTCAGCTCGTCGCTGGACTAGTGTCAAATAAAAAGGGGGCTCATAAGAGCCCCATATCTTTTTGGAAATTAACAATCATTCTTTTGTAACAACAATCTGGATATCCTTTCTCTACTGCTAACTTTCTAAAATACCCTCTACCAAGCATTCCTGTATCATTCCATAATTTCTTTAACTCATCGTAAAATTCCCAATGCGCTCCACCTTTAGATTTCCTAATAGAGTTTGTATATTTCTCTACTGTTTCTGAAGTGGGCTTATACCATGCTCTTGATGCTTTAAATTTTTCCATGGCTTCTTTTGATTTAGGAGGCATTCTTTTACCAATATTTGCTTCTGATATTTTGCGTTTAGCATCTTCAGATTGTTTGCGTCCTTTCATCCCACTAGTGCGTCCATACATTGGATTGTTCTTGCCTTTATTGATTGACTTAAATATCTCAATTGTATTTGGCGAATGTTTTCTTCCATACATTGGGTGATTTTCACTACGGAGAATAGGAGCTACGCCACCATCACTGATATTGATTAATGATGAACCAAACTTATCTCTTGCTTCACCGATAGCTAGTTCTTCAAAGAAATATGCTTCATCGGAGCTTTCAAAGAATTTAGAACGAGAACAACTGATTTCGTATGTACCTGGATTTTTCTTTTCTTTATTAAGGATGCGTTTGATGATTTTACCTGAACCAACGTAACCATCGTTCAAGTTTGAAGTGCTGTGCTTACCGATGTAGTGTCTTATACTTCCATCAGTGTTTGCTTTAATGATAGTGTGATAAACGAAATGAAACATGAAATATCTCCGCAGTGTATACGGAGATATTTAATAATCATGAATTTAAAGCATTTTAAGCTGTATAGAATTTGAACCGTGAACCAGTGATTGTTGTTCTCTTTGTGGCGACTAACTCACCATTCTTGTACAATTTTGTAACGGCTTCGATCTTGCTGAATTCGTTCTTCTGAACGATCTGATTCTGAAGGTCGAACAGGATGTTTTCAAAACGAGTTTGTTCAGTGCTTTTCATCGTAAGCCCTTGAAAGTCAGTTAGTTTTCAAGGTCGATACTATACCGCGTGCGCACACGCGTACACTGAAACTGTATGTTTATCCAGTGATTTTTTACTAAGTGATTGATTATGATCGAAAAATGTTATGTCAATAATGTAAAAAATTTCCGGAAAATGTTTGCGCCCAGAATCGCCTCACCGGTGACCACGCCGCAGTACTCGGCAATCGGTTGACCTTCCAGGGTTGGCGTTGTTGAAAATTGCATACTTTCTCTCCTTCTTTAGCGTTCAATGCGTTAGCGA